GTTGAGAAGTTAAAATCTATTCATAGACCGACAAGCGCGTGGATCGAAGAGGCGACTGAGTTAATGCCGGAAGACCTTAAACAAATCAACCTTCGCTTGCGTGGACAAAACCCTTATTACAAGCAGATAATCTTAACTTATAATCCTATTAATCATCTGCACTGGTTGAAATTGTTCTTTAAGACGCCGGAACGACTGAAGAAGACTAAATCGGTTCATTCGACTTATTTAGACAATCGGTTTATCGACGCTGAATATATAGATGTTTTGAATGAATCTCAAAAGACGGACTTGAACTGGCACCGGGTCTATGCACTCGGTGAATGGGGAGTGCAGGAAGGCTTGATTTACAAGCCATTTATCATAGATGAGTATCCGGCGACCTTTGATTATGAAATAGCTGGTTTGGATTTTGGATTTAACAATCCGACAGCATTGGTGAAGATAGGAATTAAAGACCGTGAGGTCTATCTATTCGAAAGCATATATGAAAGTGGCTTGACGAATGCCGATTTAATTAATCGAATGAAGGGAATCGGATTTTCGTGGGCAATTCCAATTTATGCTGATGCTGCCGAGCCGGACAGAATAGTTGAAATTCAACGAGCCGGATTTAATTGCCAGCCGACAGAAAAAGGCACCGGCAGTGTCAATGCCGGAATAAGCCTCTGTCAATCTTTAAAAATACATTCTCAAATTAGCAATGAAAATATCAATGCTGAAGCTGGGCTGTATGCCTGGCAGCAAGCCAAAACCGGGGGGATGCTTGACGAGCCAATTAAAGAACGAGACCACGCGATGGATGCTATGCGTTATGCGCTATTTTCGCATTTAGGACGCCCCCCTATGCAAGTGAAATCGACTTGGATTTAGATTGAATATATTACAGCGAATATTCAAAGCCCTTACCCCGCGTCAGAATTATGGCTATATTACGAGCGCGTCAAACGCATCATATTTTGGCTCGCGCTATCAAGAGTTTGCTCGGTATGCCTATCAGCAAAATCTTGTCGTTTTTAGGTGTATAAACATTATAGCAAGTGCCTTTTCGAGTTCACCATTACGAGTTTATGATTTAAGTTCGGATATAGAAATACCCAATCACCCAGTCAGGATGCTTTTCAAGCGACCTAATACATTCCAAACTGAATTTAGATTTTGGGAGAATTACTGGATTGACTGGTGGTTGAGCGGGAATGTTTTTATCTATAAGGTTCGTGATGGTAGCCGTAAAATTATAGGCTTACAAATATTGCGACCTGATATGGTAGAAATAAAAGTCGGCTCGAATGGGTATGTCGAATATTATAAATATCGATTATCTGGACAAACGGACATAATAATAGAACCACCAGATATAATGCACGATTTGGCTTATAATCCGACTAATGAGTATATCGGTCAGTCACCACTATTGGCGGGACTAAGGGAGATAGCTACCGATAATGAGCGGACGGATTTTGTTAAGGCGACACTTCAGAATCGTGGAATTAGTCCGGGAGTGTTGCTTTTTATGGAGAGTAATGCGCAAATATCTGAAGATGCGCGGAAGCGGGAAGCTGAGTATTGGAAGCAGCAGTTTAGTAAAGAAAATCGTGGCAAGATGGGGATGTTTAGTGGCGTTCGAGATGCGAAGGTATTATCACTCAATTTGAGTGAATTGGAAATGCCGGAATTGACGGCTTCTATGCAAGCGGATGTATGCGCGATATTTGGTGTTCCGGCAAATCTCGTGGGCGTAAAGGTCGGACTAGACAAATTGACCTATGAGAATTTTGCGACGAGCCGGCGGGTCTTGTGGGAGGATAATATCGAGGTATTACAGAATCGCGTTGACGATGGTATGTCGTTTGGATTGGCTGAAATGCTACAAGGGGTATATTTAAGATTTGATAACAGCGAGATATCGGCTCTTTCGATTGTAAAGAATGATAAGATCGATTCTACTGTTAGGGGTTTGCAGGCGGGTCTTTATACTCGCAATGAGGCTCGTGAGCGATTAGGCTTGCCATTAGTAGATGGAGGGGATGTATTTCTTCAGTCGATTGCAATAATCGAGCGGGGGAGTGATAATACTGGTCTCCAGGAAGAGACGCCGATGGGGATTGAAAAGGCGGTTTTAAAAACAACATCGAAGCCGGTGGGTTCGCGCGGAGTCGGACTCGTTCAGTCATCATTAGGACGAGGCAGGCAAGCGATCCGCTGGTATGATAAGATGTTGGACACAGCCAAAGCCGAGTTTGCGTGGCAGTTGAAAGAGATTGAGCGAGTTATTCGTCCGCATTATTCACCGATTAAGAAGGCAGATAAAATTCCGCCTTATATTCACGATTTAGGCGATGATATTTATGATGCACTTGACCGGGCATTTGTGGCGAGTGCGGCGGGCAAATTCAGCCCATTGCTAATGGCAAATATATTAGAAGCAGCACGATTGGCAGCTAAAGAAGTGGATTATGACCTTAATCTCAATCAGGATACGCTAATAGACTTTATAAATCATTATCAATTCAAGTTCGCAGAGCGGATTAGTTCGACGAGTGTCAATGATGTGCGGGGGATAATTCGCGAAGGATATGAAAACGGGATTGATTTCGACGATTTGATGGACAAGTTAAAAGAAAAGTTTATTCCGCGTCCGGAGATGGTCGCACGGTCGGAGGTTGTGCGGGCTGCTAATTATGGCGCAAAAGAGGCGTGGCGCCAAGCGGGGATTGGACGGACGCAATGGTTGGCAGGTAGCGATTCCTGTCCATATTGTTTGGCGGTCGACGGACATACTATTAACATCGGAGAAAGTTATTTCGAACTTGATGATGGATTTAGACCGGATGAGACTGTTCCAGTTATGAATTTCAATTATGAGAGGGTAGAAGCACCCCCTCTACATCCAAACTGCACTTGCACGGAAGTGCCTGTTATTTAAGGAGATAAAATGCTTGATTTAGAACGATATTATTGCAATTTAACCTGTAAATCAGAAAATACAGATACGGGCAGTATCGAAGGCTATGCATCAGTATTCGATGTGGTAGATTTACAGGATGATATTGTCGAACGGAATGCATTCGCCAAGACGATAAATGAGCGAGTTCCCAGTGGCAAGGTTAAGTTAATGGTTGACCATAATTGGAGTGTCGATGGTGCTATTGGTGTCATAACCGAAGCGAGAGAAGACACTGTGGGTTTATATTTTAAGGCTCGTTTAAGCGCAGTGCAAAAGGCGCAGGATACGCGGCAGAAGGTTTTGGAGGGGATAATCAATACCTGTTCGGTAGGGATTAATGTTTTAAAATCGGAATTTCAGCAGAGCGGCGAGTTGCTTATACGGCGGATCAAGGAGATTAAACTTTATGAAATAAGCCTTTGTCCGTTTCCTGCCAATGAATTTACGGTAGTTATGGCAAAAAATGTAGTGCCATTTCAAGACTTGCCGTTAGCTGCACTGAATACGGCGTGGGATGCTGAAGGTGCAGAAGCGCGGGTGCGTGCGTGGTGCAAAGCGGATGGTGAGCCTAATGAGCGCTATAAAAAAGCATTTCTATTAATCGACCGGGTGAAAGCCAATATGCACGAGGGTTATAAACTGCAGATAGTCGATGTAATCGATGGGCATTTAAAAGCCGTTCCGAATGCAATAATGGCAGCCGCGAATGCCATAGATACTATTTCAGATAGCGATAAAATAAGCATTAAAAATCATTTGGCGCGATATTATAATAAAATGCGAAGGGAGTTCGACGATAATACTATCGTCGCACCCTGGACAACGAGCAGTAAAGAAGCCGAGCCGGCTCGACCACTCACTTACAATCTGCAAATTGCTAACATACTGAAAAGACAACATTTACTCAAAGGAATGTAAATTGACTAAAATTGAGCAACTCAGGGCATTAATCGACCAGAATCGTGCTTCAGCCGAAGCCTTATATAATAAGGCAAAATCTGAAAATCGCGATTTAACTGGCGAGGAATTGGCATCGATAGAGAAATGCTATGATGATGCCGATGCAGCCCAAAAAGAATTGAAACAACGGGAGTCGGTCGAAAGCCGGCGCGATGCGCTTATCGCAAAGGTCGATGCGGGTAAGTATCAACTACCGCGCTCGACTGATGTCGGCAAATCTGATAAGCCGGATGAGTTCAAGGCAGTTGCAGGATATTTGCGAGCCCGGGGCGACTTTGGGCGGATGCAACCGGAAGATGCGAAAACCTTGACTCGCTTATCCGGCGAGTTAGGTGGGTTTTGGGTCGGCGAGGAGGTATCCGGCGAAGTTATCTCGGCACTGCGCAATGAACTGCACATACTTAAACTGGCGCGGGTTTTGATCACTAACTCGGCTTCATTCAGTATCCCGGTAGCCAATCTCGCAATGACTTTCACTTGGCGAGGCGATAATGTATCGGTAGCAGCGACAAATCCGACCGGCGTAGCAGGCAAGTTGACCCTAGCGCCTAAGACCTGTATCGGCAAACTACTCGTTCCGAATGAACTGTTAGATGATGTCGCCGATTTAAAAGGCTGGTTGATAGACGAATTGAAATTCCAACTGGCAGCTGAATGGGAAACAAAGTTCATCAATGGAACAGGTGCGGGTGAGCCGCTTGGCTTGCTGAATGGCGGGTTGACGAATGTCGATATTGACACGGCGACATCGACGACCATTGTGCCAAATGATATTCGCAAATTACCCGGCAATATGCCAGCAGGTTATCGACAGAATGCCGCGTGGTTAATCCCGCGTGCGAGTCTGAATAAGATTGCCTTGCTGCGGTCGAATGACGGCGGGGCGAATACCGGTCGTTATATGTGGGAGCCGAACTTCCAGACTGCCGGACTCCCTAACAAACTCGAAGGCGCACCGGTTTATGAGACTGAAACTTGGGGTCTTATTGAAACTGGTGATGGCGGGGCCGATGGCGATGCGATGTTGATATACGGGAATTTCAAGCGTGGTTATTGCGTCGTAATCCGGCAAGGCATCGAGGTGAAATTGATGGAAGATACCACAACGGCAGCCTCAAATCAATCCTGTTTAATTGCCATCAGCCGTGTCGACGGTGCAGTAATGGACTGCAAATCATTACTCCGGCTTAACCGGACTTAAAGGAGAATAAGATGGAAGCATACGGAGATGGACTTGCGACAACTCGTTTGTTTCAATGTGCATTGGCAGCTGATAAGGCAGCCGATTTTTCCGGTGGGGTAGTCGATAAAAAAGACTATCAATCGGTTCTATTCGATTTGTGCTTTGGCGATATGACCGGCACATTTGATACGACCGACCACTGGTGCATTTATTTGGAACATAGCGATTCCGGCGCTGATTCAGGATTTGCGGTTGTAACTGATACGGCGCACGTTTTAGGCACTTTTGCGGACATTACGCTCGGATTATGGTTAGACATTAATTCCGGCGCAAAAGTTACGGCGTGCCAAAATCTTGCACGTCGGTTCGGTTATTGCGGACCGAAGCGATATTGCCGGGTTCGGTTTGATAAACTGAATTCGGGTCCGAATATCCTTATCGGCATATCGGCAACGGCTCACGGTGCGCGTTACGCCGGCGATAGCGGCGGAAATGTCTTGCCGACGCACTACAGCGGAAATGAAACGGCGACGACCGTATCCGCGACCTAATATGGTCGAAGTCCGAATAAATATCGATGTGATGGGCAGGCGTCTTTTTAATGCTGGAGACGCCTGCCCTGAGGGTGACTTTATTAAACTATTCGAAAGGAATGGGTTTATAAAAATGAGCCATACGAAGCCGCCGGAAGATAAGGCGTTGCATAAACCGCCGGAAACTAAAATTATAAAGCCAACAGAGGTGAAGCGTGCCGATAGTAAGTTTGGCAGAAGCCAAAGAATATCTCGGTCAAGCAAATCAAGTTGACGATAATGCACTTATAACAGCATTAATCGCCTATGCAGATGGAATAATCGAAGGCTATACTGGGCGATTATTTACGCTTGCCGAGCGCATTGATTATTGCGATGGCGGGGGCGATGCTTTGCTTTTGCGATACCCACCGCTTGGCAAGGTTGGTGAAGCGGAAAGCGAAGTGGAGTCAATAGAAGACACTCTAAGCGATGATGAAGAATATGACCTTGACGAGGTGGATGTATTAACTAATGTCGGCTTGATATATATTGCGAGCGGGGCGAGTTGGGGTAGTGGTCGGCGTCGATGGAAGGTTACTTATGGTGGTGGATTTAATGGTGCGCCGGATGCAGTTAAGCAGGCTGCCTTATTAATCATCGCGGAACGCTATGAGAATCGGGCAGGAATTAGCGGAAATTTAGGCGACAGGTCGGTTACAGCATCAAGTGGCGGGATGCTGGAAGCAGCAAAACTTATATTGGATGGTTTTAAGGTTAATTTGATATGATAGGTTCTGTCAAGGTATCACTTGCGCGTCGTGCGCGTGTATCAGATAATCAAGGCGGGTGGAAAGAGGCTTGGACTGAATATGCGGAAGAGTCGGTTCGTATCAGGGTATTATCGGCGCGAGAACGGCTGGCTGCCGGGCAGTTCCGACAGGATATATCTCATCGATTATATTTAAGAGGCGGGTCTCAAATAATGGCTGGCGATCGGGTGCTTGCACGAGGTAAGTGGTTCGATGTGGCAGCAGTTACTAATCCAGCAATGGCGGGTGAGTATTTGACTGCGGAGTGCGCGGAGGTCGTCGATGGCGGGGTCTAATACGCTATGGTTTGGCGAGAGGGTATTAGGCGAGGTTCGCAATCATATCAAGCGCGGGATGCTGAAAGCAGGGGTCTTTTTGACGACAAAAGTCAAGAAAAATATCTCAAAAGGACCTGGACCGCAAACAAAGGGCGTGAAAGGAACGGCACGGGAAATTATGAAAATTCATCGGAAAGGCTCGCCACGAGGACCACGATCACGCATTCATAGCAAGCCGGGTGAATATCCTTTTAAGCAATCAGACACGCTTCGTTCAAATGTATCTTTTGAGGTTGACAATAGTCGATTACTAGCACCTAAACTTTATATCGGGGTTATGGAGGGTGTTGAATATGCGGCGAAGTTGGAGTTCTATCCGCCTCTCAAAGGGGGGCGACCATTTTTGCGTCGGACGATTGCTGAAAATAGCGAGCAAATTTATAATTTGATGGTGCGCGGATAGATGCTTAACGAACTAATAAAAGCCTTATTCGACTTATTAAAAGCCGATGCAACGCTTATAAAATACTTAAGCACTTATATCGGCTTGCCTTCGATATTTACGGCAGATGCCGTGCCTAATGATGCGCGGCTGCCATATATTGCAATAGCATTAGTCAGCGATACTTCAGTCGATACGAAGGATGAATTAGGGCGGGATATTTGGCTTGATATTGGGGTCTGGTATGACCCTCGCGGCACGGCAGTCGATATAAATGATGCTGCCGAACGGGTGCGAACATTATTACACAAAAAAACTATTACACTCGCAAGCTTTGAATTACTCTCAATGACGGTTTCAAATATAATATCCGTTGCAGTTGACCCGGATTACAACGGAAGGATTGTCTCAATACGGGTTTATTTGGAGAAAAAATGAAGCGGTTTCTATTAATCGCAATGCTAATGCTAATCGCCGGACAAGCCTATGCCGCGGCAACGGCGATAAGTTTTTACGAATTATCAAGTTCGGCTTTCCTTGATAGCACGACTTCGATGGTAGGTGCGACGGCATCGCCCTGGTCGACTATAAGTTCGACCGATGGGGTAACCTTCACGAATGATGGTCGAACATTCGTTGAATTGTGGTGTTATTCTGGAACGCCAACGGCAACTATTACCGCGCCTTCAGCAACCGTTAAACTTAAGGGATTAGGCACGGTTTCAATATCGAATATCACCATAACTTTCAGTTCTACTGAAGGTAATAAGGCGATAATCAAAGTGCCGACCTTTTATAATGTCGGCGGGCGGGTAACCTTAACGGTCAGCGATGCTAACAAATTGAAAATCCGCATAGTGCGGCTTTCAGATTATTAGGAGGTGAACTATGTCGGTTAAACAAGGTGCGGTTGTCCGGCTGTTAATCAAAAATTCAGCCAATCAATATGTATCTGTCGGCAGTGAGACTGGCGTTAAAGTATCCGATGCAATTACGATGACTGAACGCAAGACGAAGGACTCTGAATTTACGGGAGTCGAGCCGACATTCGTCAAGACGACTGTCAGTTTGAACAGCCTCTATGTTCCGTCTGGCGAGGCTCACGCTCTATTACGAGCAGCGGCTCGCGGGAGAACTGCGGTTACAGTTCAAATATCGGAGGATGCTGTGGCAGTTCAATCCGGCGTCGGATACATTTCAAGCCGCGACTTAGATGCGCCGGCTGATGGCGATTGCACTATATCGGCGACTATAGAAATTGACGGGGAAATGTCGGATGTCTAATAAGTTCAGGGGTGAAGTCGATGTCGAGATTAATGGCAAATCTTGCATTCTATTTTATGGACAAGAGGCTCTCGCAAGATTGCAATTAGAACTCGGCAAAGCAAACTCTTTTGAATTACTGGACGAGTTAAGCAAGTGCCAATCATTTACCTATCCGCACTTTGCTGAGGTATTATGGGCTGGGCTTATCACTCGGCAGCCGGATATGACACTCGACGAAGTCAAGCGCGGCAATTATGGTGCTATAGCAGCGATGCTGGCTATGATTGAGGCTCTTTCGGCAGCATTCGGCTATAGTAAGGTGGAGGTTAAAGAAGATTCCCCTTTGCAATCAAAGCCGCGGCGGAAGCAATAGAGCAGCGGATACTGGCGCGGCTTGCCGGCATTAATGGGGATGAGTATTGGACTTCTACGCCAGTCGATTTAAAGATTGCTGCTGAAGCGCGGGAACGGCGGTCGAAAGAACGGCTGGAGTTAGCCGCTGTCCAAGCGTGGCTGACGGCAATGCTATATAGATCTAAGGAATTTCCGAGTTTGGACAATTTTCTCAAACAAGTCTTTCCACCTTCTCCGCCGAGCGCGGAAGAGTTGGCTCGACGAGCGGAAGACCATAAACGGA